CGGTCAGGCCAAAAAAAGTCCGCTGTAAGCGGCACCTCCATGGTCTCTTCATGACCGCACTCTTCGCACTCAAAATGTTGCGACAGATCGACATTGGGGGCTGATAACTTGTAAGCTGCGCGTAGGTGGCGGGAGTCCATAGACGGCAATACATTAATTGCTTGTGAAATGGTGGCCGGATCGGCCTCTCCGTTAATCGAAACGATCATACTGGCTAATTGCGTAGTAATGACGCGATCGGGACCTTTGCGCTTGCGTGTTTGCTCTGCATACGCAGCTAACTTTTTTTCATCACGGCCGGTTAGAAGGCGAAAACCCACCTCAAACCCGCTTCTCGGGAGGGTGGTGGAAAAAGTGCCATCGCCGTGATCGGTGACATCAAGGTCTTCCACATCTTCGCCGCGGTAGACCATACCTTCATTTAAATCAAAAGCATATTTCTGACTATGTGAACAATTGGGGCACGTTACGCCTGTAACATATTCCTGCCCGTATCCCGAAACCCGGGTAGCAACAATAATGGCGTTTCGATCGCCAATGAGCAAATCTTGAGGATTAACGCCCTTGTGGACAATAACACTTTCAATTATGCGGTCTAGTGCAATGCCCTTTTTGAGTAATGCGCGCGAAGTGAGAATATCTTCTTCTTTGGCGGTCATTTGCTTGATTTCAATGCACTCCTGACCATGGAGGGGGTGCCCTTCTGGATAAAATCTTCCTCCCGAGGGCAAATCAACAAATTCTGTCGGAACAACGAACGATAGCGGGCCCGTGGCGGGTGCTGTTTCGGTGTCTTGGAGAATAGTTTGGGGAGGGAGTTTTGCGTCTTTCTGTGTCGAACCTAATCGATTTTTATTTCGTGACAATATACACCTCTATTTTATGTAAATCTATACGTTGAAGAACTCGGTACCACCACCGGCCGCTGCGGAGGCATTGGTCGTCTCAACGCGCGCCCAGTCGTACTTCATGGTTACTGACATCTCAACCAAATCATCTTCGCCGTAGCCCAGATCTCCATACTTCACTTCGGAGATAAATGCGTTCCACAGGGTCCAGGTTTCAATTTGGTTACCGTCGGCGTCAATCTGGGCAATTAGAACTGTTCCGAGTGCACTGGATGATTTGGCCTTAGACATCGTGCCCATACTGTCGGTGCTGGTATCGGTGGGGGGTTTGTACCCTGACAACTGGAGAATATCGGAGAACGTGGCGGTCATATCGGGAGAAACGGGATCAACAAGGGTCAATGTGACATCTTGCCAAGCGACAGAGCCCGGGTAATAAAATGTATGGTTAAGGTACTTGTGCTCCGCAGTATTAATGGTAAATGATGGCTTTGTTACGGTTTTCGCGTACCAGAGGGCGGCGCCGCCGGGATCGGCACTCAGGCCTTGGAACTCCACGGTAAACCTAAACTTTCTTTTAGGATCTTTGTATTCGGCCCCTTCTTCTCCGAAATTTGTTGACCAGAATGGCATTTGTTGGATACTCCTTAGTTGTGTCTGTTTTAATTAGTGTTTAATATGAATATTAGTCGTCAAAAGATGCACCAGTTGAGAGAATCGCGAAATCAATCGCAATATATTCAATAGCGCGTGCAGGCTTGATCATAATCTTAGCATATAAAATGTTGCGATCAATCAAATCTGCTGTGGTGGTGTTCTCGTCAAGAATTAATCGATAATCGGTGATCCCGAAGTCTGTCTTGACATTTGCCAAGAAGGGCTCAATAAGACCCTTAAATCTATTCCAAGTTGCCTGAACATTCTGCTCGAAAAGAACTTTGGTTGATAGGATGGAGATCTGCTTCTTCAAGTAAATCACCAGGCGCCGCACGTTGATTCTATCAAGTGCAGATGCGCGCTCCTGCAAAGTCTTCTGCCCGAACACAACAATTCCCGTGCTGGAGAAGGAGGCAATTGGATTGATACGCGCATCATAAAGTGTGTCACGATTATCTGAGGTGAGGCGCGTGACCACCTTTGTGATCGGAATGCCGGCGGCGCCGTCAGAGAGGGTTGCGCGGTTAAATCCAGCAGGAGCAAACCAGATCTTTGACTTGCGCTCGGAACTTGCCAGAACGCCCATCATGGCTACCGTGGGCGGAACCCACACAAGCTGGCCGGCCGCACCATCTTGTGTTTGAACCCATGGGTAAAAAGCTGCCCCATATGACGAATCAAGACGTCGCGACTTCATGTTGTTGGCAATCTGCCTCACCGTGTTGGGGAGTCGATTTGATAGGCTGGATTCGTACCCCTCGGATGCGGGCTTATATGCGTTGGCGATGTCAATTAATGCGAGTGCATCGGCTCGGCTCTCGCAAGTATTAATCATGTGCGCCGTAAGAGAGTTGGTGCTTAGGCCCGGTGCCGATAGGACATTCATATCTATGACTTCGGGATCCGCCACCGTATCAATCGCGCGTTTCCAGGTATAAAATACCGAATCATTAATATTGGTTGAAGTGGATGTATCCATTGCTCCGTTCCACAGAGGATCGGGTACTCGAATGTTAAACCCATCAGTTCCGCCCCAGAAAGGAGCAGTAAATTTATTAATTCTGTTATTAAGAAGTGCTTCGTAACCATCATGAAACGTTACGCTACTCTGGTGGGGGCTCGAATTCGATCGTGACCCTGAGCTATAATAAGCACTTGCATACCCCGCGCTCCCTGTGGCAACATCGTCGAGGGTAAAAATGTATGAATAGCCGAGAAGACCCGTGGCCGTCACCACAGATCCTGTACCGGGATCGTACCCATTGGCTAGCTGTGTCCACAACATGCCAAAATCTTTGGCACTAGGGCCATTTTGACTGCTCCCAGAAGTGCGAGTAGTTTGATAGCCAAAATAAGCATCACGATAGCTGCTCATGCCTCCGTCAGATGCTGAATGGAGTAGGCGCACGGATGGGAATTCAAGAGAACATGAAACAGGCAACGATGCGGAAATTGAGCCCGAGGAAAAGGCGGTGATGGCCGTCCGCGCGATGCGCTCTTTGCCGATCCAGTTAGGCAGAGTGGGGCCCACATTGACGTATCTGTCACCGTCCCAGCCGCGGGTGCCGCCGGCGGTGGGGTACCGACTGATGTCGGCAGAGCTACTTTGAGCGGCAGGCGTGGCGAGTAATTGAGATGTGGGAATTGGGGGGCCGTGATATCCGAAGGGGAGAAGGGCTTCAAGGCCAACTCCACCACCAGAGTCAATTGCGTCGACCACCTGCACCCAAACAAATTTAGAGCGGTTAGGGTACTGGCCATATTCCACAAGACGACGATCGGTATCAGACCATACTTGACGCATATCCCCGATTTGCTTCCCAATATAATTTGGAGAGGCAGGATTGAGATCCAAGCCATCAAAGCGTTCCATGACCTGCACGTTATTGTCTGTGTCGTTAATTGATCGGATAACTACTGAAAATGTTCCGTAGTCGTTAAGGGTGGTCGTAGATTGGCGAATGTTTTCAATAGAAACTTTACAATTTCGACTCAACCACGAGCCATGGCCGCGGCCACGAAGTCGAAATAACCCCTTTGGGCTTGTCTCGGGATTGAAAGCAGTTGGAGTGCCGGTGTCTTGGCTAATAAACCAGCCCGCAACCGCCTCGCGAGAGGCTTGCCCAAGCATGTTAGCTGGGCCTTCGTAATTGGATGAGCCACTCAGTTGAATACCTGTGATCACACCTACCAGTGTGGTGGCATCGGTAAGATTTTTATCTCTAAGCTCTTGTTCAAAGGATTCTCCAAGCCAATAATCTTTCTTGGCCGAAGTGGGGTAAAAGTCCCCATTCACGCGCAATTGAGGATTTGTGTTAAACTTTTTACGGAGGAAATTAGCGTTTGCATCATTTAAACTAAAGGATATTTTCTCCGGCGTGGATGCATTATTTGATCCGCTGATCACAACGGTGAACACCCCACTCGCATCCGAACAAATCAGGGCCCCGTTTGTGGGACATTGGCTGTCCGTCTTGGACTTCGTCCAGTTCGCCCATTCGGTCACACTGGTGTCACTCCCTGAAGCTTCACCCCACAGCGACCCTGAAAGGGCCATACCCCCATTGTCATTATACCAAATAGCGGCCAACTGCATAGCTGTGTTGCCAGTGAAGGGTCCCGCGGATGAGGATTTAGCAACCCAAAGGCCGAAAGCGCCGCCGCCATATGCGCCGGATTGAAACCAATCAGTACGCCAGCCGGCTTTGGACGCGGCAGTTCCGTCTTTATCGGTGCTTTGCTCGCCCAAAAGGCGCACATAAGTAAGAGGGGCGACGTTCGCGTTAAGGAAGGCTTTGGCTGAGTAGGTTCCATACATAGGAGATTGCAAGTTAACTGTATCACGGGAAACATCACCGCCGGCATTGCCGGGGACTGTCTCTCCAAATACTTCTACAAATTCTGAGTAGGATTGTACTTTAACAGGCTGTCCGGCCGGGCCGCGGGGCGCGCGGCCAATAATAACGGGCCCAATCGCATCAGCGGATTTTGGCACGAAAGAGTTGTCAATTTCATTAATGAAAACTCCGGGAGATACAAACTTGAAATCTTTTACTGACATTCTTTATTTCCTTATCGTGTTTGTTTTAATTAGTAATTAATAGTGGTATTAGTCGTCAAATGATGCGCCGGTTGAAAGAATTACGAAGTCAATCGCAATATACTCGATGGCGCGGGCTGGCTTGATCATGATCTTGGCATACAAAATGTTGCGGTCAATCAAATCTGCCGTAGTTGTTGATTCATCCAAGATGAGTCGGTAATCGGTGATCCCAAAGTCTGTCTTGACATTCGCCAAGAATGGCTCAATGAGGCCCTTAAATCTATTCCAAGTCGCTTGGACGTTCTGTTCAAAGAGAACCTTAGTAGAGAGAATTGAAATTTGCTTCTTCAAATAAATCACCAATCTCCGGACATTGATTCTGTCAAGTGCAGAGGCGCGCTCTTGAAGCGTCTTTTGGCCGAACACAACAATCCCGCTAGAGGGGAACGAAGCAATCGGGTTAACGCGGGCATCGTAAAGGGTGTCGCGATTCCGCGAAGTAAGGCGCGTAACGACATTCGTAATGGGGATCCCCGCAGCGCCATCAGTCAATCCGCCGCGATTAAATCCAGCAGGAGCAAACCAGATCTTAGCGGAACGCTCAGAGCTAGCCAAAACACCCAACATGGCCACACTGGGTGGTACCCAAAGAAGCTGGCCAGTAGTTGCATCGCGAGTTTGAACCCACGGATAGAAGGTGGCGCCGTAAGAAGAATCTACGCGGCGGGCAATCATGTTGTTTGCAATCTGGATGGGAGTGTAGGGGAGGCGGGCGGCTGGGTCCGACTCGTAGCCCTCAGCGGGCGGCTTATAAGCATTGGAAATATCAATTAATGCCAATGCGTCGGCGCGGCTTTCACACGTGTTAATCATATGACCAGTGAGGGAGTCCAAACCTAGTCCAGGGGCTGCCAACATATTCATATCTATGACTTCGGGATCAGCCACCGTGTCAATGGCGCGTTTCCAAGTAAAATATATCGAATCATTAGTATTCGTCGAAGTTGTGGCGCTCATTCCACTATTATATGTGGGATCGGGTACTCGAATGTTAAACCCATCAGTTCCGCCCCAGAAAGGAGCAGTAAATTTATTAAGATCATTATCCAGAAGATCCGTGTAAGAGCCAAGAGCGGACACACTTCGTCCCGGACCGCTTCCGGCGCGAGAGCCTGACTTATAAAATGCGCTAGCATAGCCACCACTGCCTGTGATGATATCATCCATAGTAAAGATATATGAAAAGGCATCAAGTCCAGTGGTGCTCGATTCGCTTGGATCGTACCCGCTTGCAAGTTGGGTCCACAACATTCCAAAGTCCTTAACACTAGGATCTCCGGAGGTGCTGCCAGAAGCGCGAGTAGTTTGATAGCCAAAGTAAGCGCGCGTATAATTGCTTAAGCCGCCGTTGGATGCAGAATGGCGAAGGCGCACGGAGGGCCACGCCAATGATGCAGTAAGGCCGCCCATCGCAGCGGTGAGTGCCATCGTTTCGCCGGCGGCATTCCAGAAATTGGAAAGAGTTTTTCCAACGTTAGCATATACAGAAGAGCTGGGGGTGTACGTAGCGCCGGCGGGGTGATCACCTGCGGCGCCGCTTTGATAATATGTGGGAGTTGTGGGAATCGGGGGGCCTTGATAGCCAAAAGGAACCAGTGCTTCTAGCCCTTCTCCACCGCCATTATCAATGGCCGCGTTAACCTGCACCCAAACAAACTTGGAGCGATTGGGATATTTGCCATACTCCACAAGACGGCGATCGGATTCGTTCCACTTTTGATAGGTGTCGCCGATTTGCTTTCCAATGTAGTTGGGCGAATTCGGATTAAGATCCAAATTGTCAAAACGCTCCATAACTTGAACATTGTTGTCAGTATCATTAATTGAGCGGATAACAACAGAGAAAGTGCCATAATCACTAATAGTTGTATTTGACTGGCGAATTCTTTCAATAGAAACTTTGCAATTTTTACTTAGCCATTGGCCATGGCCTCGATCGCGAAGACGAAAAAGCTTAGTGGCATTTTCCGCGTTAAATGACGTCGCAGTGCCCGTGTCCTGGCCAATAAACCACCCGGTAACAGCCTCGCGGGTCGCTTGCCCGAGCATGTTGGCGGGGCCCGGCGGGGTGCCCGATGATCCGCTTTCTTGAATTCCCGCGATGATGCCGACCAGAGTGGTGGCGCTGGCCAGGCCACTATCGCGCAATTCTTGCTCAAATGATTCCCCCAGCCAATAATCTTTTTCAGCCGAAGTGGGATAGAAATTCCCACTTACACGTAATTGGGGGCTTGTGTTAAACTTCTTGCGCAAGAAGTCAGAATTAGAATCATTAAGAGTGAAGGAGATTTTTTCAGGACTGGTAGCGTTCTTGGACCCACTCACTAGAAGCGTGAAAACTCCTGAAGCGTCTGAACACACCATGGCGCCCTGAGAGGGACATTGACTGTCGCTATACGCGTCCAGCCACGTGTCTTGTTCGGTGGTGCCCTTGTCCATCGACCCAAAAAGTGTTCCGGAAAGATTAATGCCGCCATTATCAGTATACCAAATAGCAGCTAATTGGAATGAGCCAGTACCGGTAAACACCGGATCGGCAGCATCTGCCGAGGAGGACTTGGCGATCCAAAGTCCGTAGGCGCCACCGCCACTGGCGATTCCGCTCTGAAGTTGATCTGTTCTCCAGCCGGCCTTTGAGGCTGTGGTGCCGTCCTTGTTGGTGCTCTGCTCTCCAAGCAAGCGCACGTATGTAAGAGGAGCCACATTGGCATTTAAAAACGCCTTGGCGCCGTATGTGCCGTACATCGGTGACTGCAGGTGTGCCGTATTGCGAGATACGTCCCCGCCGGCGCGGCCCGGCACGGTATCGCCGAATACTTCTACAAATTCTGAATATGATTGAACCTTAATCGGTTGGTTTCCAATGCCTCGCTGCGCGCGGCCAATAATAACGGGTCCAATTGTGTCTGCTGTTTTCGGTACAAAGGAGTTATCAATTTCGTTGATGAAAACCCCAGGAGAGACAAACTTGAAATCTTTTACTGACATTCCTTACTCCCTTTCTTCTTAAAACAAATGCTATACATTGTTTTTTGCCATCAACCTTAAATAGTATTTTCAATTTCAAAAGGCGCTAAAACTCCTGAACTAAACTGATAATATGGCTTTCAGTTCAGGAAGTGCGTGATTTTCGCCACTTAGGGCCTTAAAATCTCTTAAACCCAGTAGGTCCCGACCCTGAGCCCGGCATATTCTGTTGGAAGTAGTCGTTTGACATGGTTGTGCCGGCGTCATTGGCAAAAGAGTCTTCATGAATAGATGCGGCACCGAAGAAAGAATCCTCTCCCGTTACGATTGTCTCGCTAGGATATGTAATCTCTACAAAATTTTCATCGATGCGAACAATGGGGCGGTCATCGTTGGGGCCCTCACCGATGAGATATCCCAATACTCTAATTATAATTTCAGTGGTAAACATACGCATATCTTCGTCAAGATTACTAACATTATTATTATGAGTAAAATCTTGATCAATGAATGCTTCATATAGGTGACCATTTCTACGCATTACAAACGAATTAATCTGACCGGTTCGGGCCATAAACGGCGTCATCAACTCGTTCATTTGCTGCTGGTATTCAGTTTTTATCGTTATTTTGTAATCCACATTAATATAAACAGGGATCGGGATCGATAGATATTGAATGACAAGTTTTTGGTTCACTCTCGGATAATAATATTGTTCTGCGGCTTCGGTGGATGTTCTCGTCCCAGCGGCAACAGCAAAATTGCGTGTTTTATCTTGCTTGATGCGCTTTGCTAAAACGATGCGGCCAGTGCGACCATTTTTATCAGTGGAATAAGTTTGTGCCTGGTATGCGCCTTTGCGAGAGGGGTCTTTGGCAATATTGGTGCGCTCGACGCTTATCAGGGGCAAC